CCATTCTCCTCTAAAGTGCCGTAAACCTCAAGCATTTGCTTCTTAGCATCTACCATTGATTGTGAATCTGATTCCATCTTCTTTATTGCCTTATTTAATAAATAAGTTAAATCAAATCCTACACCTTCTTGTGAAGATTCTATTGCATTAGTTAGAAGAATTAATCCTTTGTGATAATCTTCTGCTTCCTTAAATGTGATTGTTTTATTCTCAAACATTGTCTGTTATATTAATTGTTATACATTCATTTTTACTCATCTTTTGGTATAATCTCTTAAATGCTGACGTACTGCTTGAACCGTTATTGCTTTGGCTTAGTCCATGAGCATTAGATTTTATTCCATCGTTTAGGAGTAGACAACCATCAGAATTTGATGTGTCATTTCCTATATGCAAATATACATAGTTAAAGTCTTTTACGTCTTGTATTTCAAAATGATAATCAAACCAATCAAATTTTGCCCTATACTTTTTGGTTAATCCACTTAATACTTCACGTTTTTTAATGTCATAAAAGCCACAGGGAATCCTTGTTTCACCTTTAACTTTTACATCCCTATACTCATCCTCTAAGACAAAGCATTCAAACTCACCATCCACAAAAAGTAATCCTAAAGTAGAATCACTTTGTGAACTAAATCGCTTTAACTCTAAATTCATGCTGATGCGTCAACCGATGGATCAACCCAATCACCAACAATCACTAGGTTTAAATCCTCTGCGATAATAGTGTAAACGTAATCATCATCAGCACCCCAAGCATCGTATTGCTCACCACTTATCCCAAGGTTACCGTTTGCTACTTGATAACCTTCTTCAGTTAGCAATTGCCAATAAAAAGAGGCTGCTTGTCCTAAGGTTACACTTGTCCCTTGTGCTTGTAATTTTACAGCAGTTTTGGTTGTTCCATTCTGCCAAACATCTATTGGTTCTATTTGTTTCATAATTTACTCTTGTTTAATTAATGTGGGTAACCCTTACCCTTCTAATGTTTCAATTCTTGCTTTTAAATCTTCTATAATGGTTTGTTGTTCTTGGATTGCTTTGACTAATAAAGGATACCATTCTAACTGATAAGTTTTATATTTTTCGCCCGTTGTTTTATTTATTTCACTACTATCAATCATTGAACCCGACAAAGCCTCTTCCATCTCTTGAGCGATAAAACCTACTTTTAACTCTTCAAGATTAGATTTATACTTATAGTATCTTGGCTTCATTAATAAAACCTCTGATAACCCTTTTGTATAATCTGTTATTTCTGTTTTTAAATTTACATCAGATGTTATTTGTGTTATGCTTGTCGATGTTGAATGTATTGCACCCGCTCCGTCAACATAAAACTCATAAGCCGCTCCCGTAAAAGCACCATAATAATAACCTTGACTTCCTCCCGTTAATTTTACAAGCAATCCCGCCGCATTCGCTGAAGTATTTTCCTTTATACACGTCCAAGTACTCGCTGCTGCTTGGAAGAAAGTAGTACCCGTCGATGAGATGGAGAGTGCAGCATTAGAATTAACTCTAAAATCCATTACTCCCGTGTCTCTTGTATAACGTATTCTCCCTTCGTATTGCCCCGTTCCCGTATTAGAACTTGCAAAATTAATAGTTGCTTGTGCTGAGTTTCCTTGCCATAGCGTTAATTGTGGTGAAATACCACTTGTTCCTTGCCCTATAACTAAAGATGAAGATACGCTTCCGCTACCGCTGAAACTATCGGGTGATGAATTATCAATTCCTACTGCACCCCCCGATGAGATAGTGAGGGGAACAACAGAACCTTGTCTTATTCGAAAGGCATTACTAGTCGCTAAATCTAAAGAGGTTAAAGCGCTACTTTGTCCAAAAGTAAATGAACCGCTATCATTTCCAAAACTTGCAATATCTGAACTTGCTCCCGAAAGAACTTGTAATTTTCTTGTAGGCGAATTAGTTCCAATACCCACATTACCCCTATCTAAAACTAGATTATTATCGTATGATGTTCCTCCATTAACAACATTAAATGCGTGTTTAACTAAACCCGAAGTAACAACTTGTCTTATATCTAATCGGTAATTTGAATCAGTGGAATATCGTGAACTAAAACTTAAATAAGAATTTGCTACTGTTGCATTTGTCGTTACACTACTACTAAAAGTAGCCGCACCCGTCGATGAGATGGTGAGTATTGGATTTGTAAAGTTTGATATAACTAAACTAGCCGAATTATATTGAGGAGTAAAATTCCATTGATTACCTCCCGATAAAGCGGTATTTGTTATTCGCAATGTTGCGCGGGTATTATCTGCGCCCATTAATTCCAACCCCGTACTCGGCGTACCACTAGTTCCAATACCCACATTACCCCCCGATGAGATGCGCATACGTTCGTTTGTGTGTCCGCTAGTGTAAAATCTCATATCGGCTGCCGCTCTTGTCATAATTGACAAGCCTCCACTTGCACCCGTACCCGAACCTATGTGCGAACCATCCGGAGTAAAACCTCCTACGCCGGCAGGAAAATTAACTCCCGTAGTACCTAAGAATAAACCATCGGCATCAAGATTTGAATTAGTTACATATATAGTGGATTCCGTTGATGTACCCACATTTGGATTATATAATTTTATAAATGTATCTGCATTTTGATTTTTTGTAAAAGTAGCATTACCATTAAAAGTAGCAGCACCCGTAAAATCAAAACTTTGCCTAATATTCCCAATACCATCTGAAATGATAATGTTGCTAGATGATGTTGCTATTGTACTACCCGTATTAGAGCCAATTATTACGTTATAAGAACCCGTTGTTATTGCAGAACCCGAATTGTAACCAATAGCAGTATTATTAGATGCAGAATAAGTTGATACCCCTTTTAATGAGTTCCACCCTATTGCAGTATTTTGAATACCCGTTGAATTAAAAATTAAACTATTGTATCCTAAAGAAGTATTTCCGTAAGCAGTTGTTATATTGTATTGAGATAAGCCACCTATTGCAGTATTTTCATAACCCGTTGTGTCAAATTGTAATACTGAATTACCAATGGCAACATTATTACTTGCAGTAGTTCTTTTTAAGGTATTAACTCCAACGGCAACATTATTATATCCACTTACATTAGTTGTCAAAGAATCTGATCCAATAGCTATATTACCAACACCCGTTGTATTTAAGGTAAGAACACTACTACCAAACCCCGTATTTAGCTCCCCCGTTGTCATTGATGATCCGCCACCAATAATATAATTAGTTGTATTAGAATTTGTGTTTGGCTGATATAAAGTAATTGAATGATCCGTTCCTATCGTTACAGTTTCATCACTTCTTAATTCATCTGTTGAATCGTTCCAAACTGCTATTTGATTTGCAGTAATTGTTCCCGTTTTTGTTACATCACCGCCCGCAGCATCTATAAATGAATATGTTCCATTAGCATTTGTAGACAAAACTTGTCCACTAACTATTCCATCAGATACTACTGAAATAGCACTTGTACCATTACCTACTAAAATACCCGTTAATGTTGTTGCTCCCGTCCCTCCATTAGCAACACCTAGTGTACCACCTATGGTAATAGTTCCACTTGTGGTGATTGGTGAATTTGTAACGGTTAATCCCGTTGGAACACTTATTCCTATTGAGGTAACCGTTCCCTCGTCATTATCAATAAAAGAATAACTTCCACTACCGTCAGTAGATAATATTTGTCCTACAGAGCCATCTGTAATAGCAGTTGAAACATTAGTTGTGTCACCTAATAAAATACCCGTTGGTAAGTTTGGCGATGCATTTGCTCTACCCGCTCCCATTACCTTTATTGTAGCATTTGTTGTTGGATTAACTCTAATAGCCATTCCAATGTTCTGTATTAAATTAGCTACCCCCGTTGGTGCTACATTAGTTAAGTGTCCCGCTTCTGTGTCTGAAACATATAATACATCTCCTTCTGTTAATGTAATACCCGTTTCTATACAATCAGATAAATCAATTCCTCTAGCACTTCCAAGTGTATCTACCTCAAAACTAGCATTTTGATTTGCATCATCAGCAGCTATACCTACTGCCGTCATTGTTGTTGTAGAATCTGCTTTAGCTAATTGAACTTCGGGTGTGTTTCCACTCAATCCCGATATATAAACTACTTGTCCCTTTAAAACAGAACTTCCAATCATTTTAGCTGCAAATCTTACTGAACCATTTAAATCACCAATAAAATCGGGTGATGTAACACTAGTAGTAAAATTTGCAGTTGTACCCGTTACCGCAGCATCAAATGTTGTGCTACCAAATGTATTCCCATCAGCAGTACTCAGTATCGCTAGTGTAGCCGTATTTCCCGAAGTTAAAACTTCTTCTAAAGTTTGATTATCTGATGACTCACTAAAAGTTAAATTACCGCTACCATCCGTAGATAAAACTTGTCCCGAAGTTCCATCTGCATTTGGGAATGTGTAAGCATCGTAGAATCTAATTGCAGCATTTGAAAGATATAGTTGTGTATTATTTCCTCCACCATCAGTAATCCTAACAAAACTTGATGTTAAGATTCCGCTATTAGTAGTTTTCAATAAACCTAAATAACTATCCTTTATTTTATTTCCCGTTAATGCTGCCATGTGTTATCTTTTCTTTTTTAATGCTTTTCTCAATCCGTTCCGTAAAGTTAACGTATTACTGAATACCGCTGGGAAGAAAAATGGATTTGCTCTCGTTCCGTTTTTCAACATATTAGCAATTAATCCACCTATTTCAGATTCTTGCTTGCCTCTGTCCTTTAAATACTTAGTTAGCCTTTTTGTAACATTACCCGACTCTCCTTTTGTCCCTTTAAATTTACTAGGATATGATCCTAATTCTGAAGGAGCTGACCATTTTCCTTTTGTCCCAAACTCAACAAAAGGTGCATATGAGGCATTTACAAATAAGTTTATATACCCACCTTTATTCATATTTAGTTTGTTGACTACCTTAAAACTACCCGTTAATTCTTTTTGATAATTTGAACCATTAGATACTAAATTAGCTTTTGCAGTTGCCTCAACTTTAACAATGTATTTAGCCAAAGATTCATTTACATTCTTTCTTTTAGCTAATAATTGTCTGTTAACACTTAGCATTACTTTTTTAGTATCATGTGTAACTTTAAAACTCATTCGATCACACGACAAGTAACATCAACCATTCTTTGATAACTTTCTTGTGCTGAAATTGATGTAATGCTATATTCTCTATCCCTCCATAAAATAAAATTAGATTTTGATATAGGAGGGTCTAATTGAGGGTTTCTTATTCTAAACACCCAATCACCCTCTAGAATATTTTGAGTCCCCGTAAGGTCTTGTAAATCGTTTCTACGCTGATAAATATCTGCCCATACCGTAGTAACTACAGAACTAATATCTAATGATTTTTGCCCCGTTGTACTTGTCGTGTATGATCTTAATTTAAGATCAACTCTTTCCCTCATGCTCATATAACAATGGGTTTGTACGGAGACATTAATTGTATTGTCTCTGTTGGAGGAAGTGTTGGTGTATCCTTATCAAAGAAATTTCTATTATTATCGTACATTACCTTGATATAAGCAAGCGTAGCAAACTTAATTTCACTAGGGACAACCCTTCCATCTGATGTATAATAAACATTTACTTTATCATACCCTTGATTAAAAGTTAACACCGTACTCCTTGCCCTACTACCAATTAAACCAAAAGTAGAATAATTAGCTGGATCAGTAAAAGTACCACTAGCATCATTTACCCAATAATTAACAGAAGTTATACTCGTAACGGGAGAAAATAATAAATCAATGTATTTTTCCGTTGAATCAAATTGAATAACAATATCTCTCTTTTTTAAGGTTTGCTTAAATTGCCGTTCAATATAAGCTGCTGCTGCATGGTACATATCAGTTAATAACAAGTCATCTGTACTTGCGTCAACTTTTAAGTAACTTTTTATTTCTGTTAAGGTCAAGTAGGAATAGCCACTCGCCTCTCCGCTTGCATCAGCAATCTTATAATCAATCATTTTTTAACTCATCTATAAGTCTAGACTCTTTCCACCGCTTATCAGCTTCTTTGTCAAATTTATCTAAATAACGCTTTCTTAAAGAATCAATATCAGAAACCTCTTCTTTAGTCTCTTTTTCAATCTTTAATTCTTTGGTCTGAATTACTTTCTTCTCTTCCTTAAAGAAATTTAATGTTTCCATCTCAGCTTGTCCCGTTCTAAGTAAATGTTGTTGGTCTGATCTTGAAGAAACTTCAATTAAATCACCGCTCTCATAATTTCTGCCTTCATGTAAAAAAGCAGTCTTCACTTTCATTTTTGCCATCTTATTTTGATTTTAATAAATGTTCTAAAATTTTATTATTTAAAGACTCAATACTACCTAGTCTGTGTCCTATTTCACTTCTAAATTGTTGGTCTGAGGTGCTATTAATTTTAACATCACTCTCTATACTAGTAACTTTCTTTTCTAAATCCGTCAATCTATTATCGTGTTTTTTCAAAGCAGCGTTCTGTTGTTTGTCAATTAGTTTGTGTCCAAGTACACTTCCGCCAGCACCCGTTGCTCCAACTCCTAGTAATGCCATCAATTCTGCCCAATGCTGAGTAAGCCATTCGTTCATTATATTATTTAATAATATCTTGCGCTTCCTCTAAACCTATCTTACCGCTTATGAACATATACATGACACAACCCGCTACGAGCAATCTTATTACTTGCTTGATAAATCTAGGTGTTAGTTTAAATTTACCTTCGCCACCTTCTGTAGACTTAACTTGCTCTACAACTTCTCCCGCTAATGGTATTACAGTTTCAATAATATTAAGTAAACCCTTGATTATCATAATTATTTTTTTAACAAAGATAAATAAAAAAAGCCACC